ACCAATGAACTCGTAAACGCTACGTCCCCCACCCTGATTGATTTCCCGAAGGTTCTTGGAAAGATCAAATCCAGGAGCGAATTGCATATACGGTTTGTCTACAACATCAGAATTTCCTAAATACTTTACAGGCATTTTCGTTATCTCCTATGCTCAGCTCAACTAAATCAAAAGTAAAAGATTAACTCGCATAAGCCATTGAGTTAGCGGCGAGCATACGACCGATCACGACGTTGTTGGCATCCTTAGCTTCCATCGCCTTGAAGAAGGCAACAGATCCAGCCGCTGGAACCTTCGTGTAAGCTGCATCTTGTGGCGTGTGACCAGTCACAGAAGCCAAGACCAAGTAAATGATCTCACCCTTCGCAACGGCCAGAGCAGCAGGAACCGTGAATTGATAGGCACGATCATCGATCGCGATGGCAATCGTTTCACCGATCTTACCATCACTTTCTGCGATGCCTACCCATCCTTGCGCCACCACAACCTGACCCTTCGCGACAGCAGCGGTGAGGGTGACGTTTACAGCTTTCCCATCATTGTCAAAATACGACAGAAGTCCGGACATTTCTTATCTCCTCATTCCTTGTGATATATCTAAAGTCTTACTTAGTTGCTGGTAAGACGAACCAAGTGCCCTTCATGCCAGGAACCCCGCCACTTTGGGTTGAAGACTGGCTCTGCGTTGGAGTGGTTTGCGACGGCCCCATTGTTTCTTGGAGTTCCAATTGCAGAGCCTTCTTCACCGACGGGCGATTGAGAACTTCAGCGTAGATGGTATCTACCTCTGCCACTGTCTTCGGGGCTTTGGATTCTACCAGTTCTACCACCATCTCACGGATGCTTTCAACCTTCACAGCTTTATCGCCTGTGCTACTGATCTCAACGATACGAGCTGTGACGGCATCCTTCTCACGTTGAGTATCACGCTCCTGGATTTTCTTAACTTCGGTTACAATATCACCGTCGCCAAGTCCAAGACTCTTGCGAATGTCTGCCGTAAACTCTTGGATAAGTGCAGCCTTGACTTCGGCAGGGAGAGAGGCAGCATCAGTCGCTTTCATTTCACGGAGGGCTTGCGCCTTTTCTTCTTCTGTCATTTTCTTAGCTCCTTGTGTTCTTACGACTATGATGCCACCCTGCTCTGCCATTTCACGGGTCAAAAGCGGAACGGCAGCAAGGTCAGCGATTCCAGCACGATCTGCTGGAGCAATATCTATTTGATTAAGACGCAGCGTAGAAGCGATCATCTTGTGTGCGCCTAACGCATCGTCCCAAACACCCTCACCTGTGGCATCAATGGAAGTAGCAATCTTGCTTCCAGTTGCTCGGTAACGTTGCAGACGTGAGCGAGATTCACCCATCGTTAGGAAGCCTTTGCCCAAAAGATATTCCTTGACTCGCATCGCTCCCACCCAATGAACTGCTTCTGGCGGCATTGCCCATCCCTTTTGATCTGAGGATAGATGCCCCATTAATCCAATAGGCTTGCGGTCTGCAACCTGTCGCTCAAGCTCCAAGAGGAAAGCTTCATCGTAAAATCTACGATTGCCAGACAAGACGTTCGCCTTACCAATTGGTAAGGTAACGAAGACAGGCTTGGCTTCACCGTCGGTTAGTTCCTGAAAATCCACATCTTTGAACAGCGGAATATCGGGGAAAGATCCCTGAAACTCCGAGATGATGAGGGTATCGTGGAACGCACCAGTTACGTTTTCTTCAGCCATGAGACCTCCTTACGAAATCTTCCCTGTCGAGCTAGTGGGTGAAGGGGGTGGTGTAGATGACGATGGCTGTGATGGAATTCGCGAAGAAGGTTGCTGTGATGGCTCGGTAGAATCATCCACCGTATTAGTAGCAGATTCCCCTTGCTTTTCCACGAGAGCAACAATTTCAGCTTCCGCCGCTTCCGTCACACGCTCGCGATTCTTATGCGCCTTCTCGTACTCTAAGATCGCCATGAGTTGCTCTTGCGGCAAGCCACTCTTCACTAGCTTGAGGACTTCCCCCTCAGTCAACTTGTCGTATCCAGGAACAGGTTCCTGTCCCGCAGGAGGCGGTACGGCTGGAGGAGTGATGGTGCTTTGAGTAGGATCAACCTCTGCGGAACCTTCTTCTGTTGTATTCATATTAGGATCTCCTTTAATGGTATAAGGTGCGGCAGAAGATATAGGCTGAATCTTTCTGGGTTCCGGAAGTTTAATCTTCCGAATATCCTCTTCCTTCATATTGTTACGCATAAGACCGTCGAGCTTGGCTTCCAGCGCAGCCAGCGAATTCTGAACTCTAGTCAGCTCTTGCTCTACTCGCTGGGATTCCTTTGACATCGTCATCTTCTTCTCTCCTTATATGTCTAGCGTTTCTATTTCCAACTTTAGTGCAGGATCCATTTCATTTGTCTGCTGCCGATTCTTGCCGATCTTATTGGGATCAGCAGGATCAGGTGCATTAGCCGCTTGCATCTTCAATTCATTTTCCATCTTAGCGGCAGCAAGCTCATCTCGTTTGGCTGCATCCTTCTTAGCTTGCTTCAGCACTTTTTCAGGATTCTCGATTTCGAGCGGCAGCAAGGTCAAAGCTGTTTCTTCGTCGAGTAGAGATTCCCCGAAAGCCCAAGCGACAGCATCCATAACCATGCGCCCGTTCTGCGTGAGCTTGTTCCACTGGAGCTGAGGCTCTTTATAGTCTTCGGTGATTTCCACTACAGATAGGTAAGCACCAATCACCTTAGCTGTGTACAAGAGCCAAGGAGTGCAACTCTTCTGCCGAGCCCCAATGAATACCTCGAAGACAGGCATTTGAGTCTCGGCAGAAGCCTTGCTTCCCTCAATCGCATTGCCCAATACGAATTCCGGGATCTCTAGATGCTCAAGGATTAAATAGAAGAGTAACCCTAAGATCTTCTCGACGTCCTGTGCAAAAAAACCAGGAGATTCATAGGAAAAACTAGCTCCAGATAGGGTCAACACATCTGACATATCGATGCTAATGCTTTCTACTTCCCGCACACTACCATCCGGAAGCTTAGTCGCATTCTTGCTGCCGTATCTTTTCCAGAACGCATTAAGATCTTGTACCGTATTAAAAGCAATCACAGGTGTTGGACGACCCTGCAAGATGTTACCTTCTACTGAAGCTTCAAGGATTTGCCCGTAACGGTGAAACAAATCCAGTAATCCCTCGCACTCTGGATGTCCGAACTGTTCACCTTCACCTGGATGATTAGGTACATGGACGACGGGTATAATCCCAATAAGATTAGGGAAGACTCTTGTTGTAATTCTCCCCTCTGAAAACTCTTCGGTGTGTACTCGCCTATTAACATAGTAGCTATCCGTGACTATCATCTTACGTGCGCCATCATCGGGATGAGGGAACACTTGGCGGATTCGCCAGCCGACTCGTAATCCATAGTTCTTTTCATCAACAATAGGATCAACGCAATCAGGCGGTATCGTCGTAATGGATAGGTCAGGGTTGATTACGAAGAACGCATCCCCATGTTTTAAGCTACCTTCATAAGCTCTCAATATATCCTCATGGTGTACGGCAAACCATTCTTCAATCTTACGCTTTACCGTCTTACTTGGATATAAAAATGTAGGTAGATTACCAAGTACCCATGCAGGTATTTTATGGACGATAGGTCTGATAAATAAACCAGATACTTCCAACCCTGCAACTTTACAATAATATGCTCTAGTCCAAAATTTGTAGTCTGTGCGGCCCCACGAGTAGGTGGGACTCCGCATAATAGACGTTGATCTTCGGGTGAAAACCGAAAAACTACGAGAGATATCTCGAGTAACGTCATAATATAACTCTGTGATTCTATCCCAGATCTGATTGAGTCGCATTTGTCGCTCTCGTAGATGTTCTGATCACTCTGGTAGTGCGTACAAAGGGCGAACGGGTCTTCAAAGTCACGGCAGAACTAGCCCCAACTGCTTCTGGTTCGAAATTTCCTTGCTCTGGCATCTGCCCCCGTCCCGTTACGGAAGCAGATACCATTGCAACATCACCACCAAGAAGGATCAGCCGAGCACATTGCCCAAGTGCGAAGCTAGTGGCACGATCATCATGTTCGTATTCCGGAGCTTTTAGAGTGCTGCCGACAATAGAAGCAAGCTGTTGATAGGTTTGGAAATCATGTACAGACACTTCCTTGTCTTGGATTGCCTTCGTACAGTGTGTATACATCAACGCTTTGCCTCTGGTCGTGTTATGCCAACCAGGCCTGCCGTCAAAACCGTTAAGGATTCCGTCAAAAGCATCTTCAGAGAGCTTTAGCAAGACAGCATGTCCGTGATTGTTGCGCTCTACCAGCACATCAGCGTCGTTGAAGTACCTTGCCAGTTTCTGGATATAATCACCAAAGGTGTTCGGCTGAAGCCTTCCGGCCAGCACAGCTACTTCCTCGCCAGTATGTAAATCCAATACCGTCGCCGAAGACTCATCTGAGTTGGGATTGCCTTCTGCAGGGTCTACTCCTATTACATAAGCGTGACCATCTAGCGGCTTTGTGAATACTTGTAGACCAGGCAGACCCACGTTATCATCGCCCTCTAACTCTGTATAGACGGCCTCTAGCCAATCATGCGGAATTCTTTTATCCAGAGAGCGAGGCTTTAGGGCTTCGGCATCTGTAGCAGGATACTGCTCGTAAAGATCATCGAGAGCACTCGTCCGTGACAGGATATCCTGCTTTTCCAACTCATACCATCTTGTAGTCCGTCGGGGATGCACATACCAGGGCAAGAAGATGTGCGCCCAGGGAGTCTTCCCAGCTTTAGCATCGATGTAAATTTTCTTAAAGTCAGAAACAGGTTTATCCTTATCAGCTCTAGAGAGTAGTATCATCTTCCCACCATTGGCGATGGTAGGCTTGACGGCACGAAGAAGGCTATTCAAGTCTGGTGAAAGGTCTGCTTCATCCACAATAGCAAGAGTAGCAGTATAAGAGTCACCAGCAGACGTAGGAAAAGAGCGTGCTGTGGATTGATTTTCCATGCTCCATTCGTGGGCATTGTCTGTGTCGATTCTATGACCACTCCGCATCCACTCTGGCAAGCGGTCATACATACCCCGAAGACGATCTTCCGATAACAAATAAATAGCATCTATATCTCTCTTCGAAAAGATCAATACAGATGCTATAGGTCTAAAGATCATACTCCAAAGTGCGTAGGCTAGTACGAGCCAGGTTAAACCAATCTGACGAGCCTTCAACACTACGGAGAGCTGATTACTATGTATGACATCAAGGGCGGCGAGTTGTGCGGGCCAAAGTTCGAAGGGAACCCAACCGTTATCTACGGTATCGTAGATATAACAGTAGTTCTTAATGAAGTACTCTGGGCTATTGTAACATTTCCCTAGCTCTTCAGCTTCACTCGTTGTCAGTGAGTATGTAGGAGATGTCGAATAGCTCGCTTTCCTCTTCGACGGGTTTTTCATCTACGAGCTTGGCTCCGCTTCTCATAGCAGCAATTAGGGATCTAGCATCAACATGCACTTCTACATTTGTTGTATTCGTAGAACCCTTAGCTGTGTCGTAGCCTCGCTCCTTAGCTTGAGTCTTGAGGTAGAACATCAGCAAAGTGTTATCACCACGCATCCCTGCTGTTAACAGATCTTCAGCTTCATCTTTGATCAGTTCTTTAGCGGCAATCCGTATCGCTTTTGATTCCTCTAACACTTGCGGATGTCGTGTGAGGTATGCGACTAATTGAGGACGCTCCAAGCCAAGCTCGGCAGCAGCAAGTAATAGATTACCTAGCTGATTGCGTATTGCTAGAAGTACAATATCCTCGGCGATATACTCAGATTGCGGGATCATAGTCTTTTACTCTTGTGGTTTTTATGGCCGACTACTTATGTTAGCTTACCACACTATATAATGGTTGTAAAGTGGCGCATAGCGCAATATACGGGGTTGTAACGGCAATTTGCGCCCCTGTGCAATGTGCGCTATAATAATAAGGTATACCCCGCACATAACGGGGTGCAAACTCAATATCGAACCCAGAAAGGTCGATGACAATGCTAGAGAGGCAAGCGGCAACAACAGCCAGTGTAGATACTGGAGTTGGTCGTGTAATTTTCCTTCCTGATGCCAAACAGGATTTTTTGTTTTTCATACCTCGAATACAAAATCCAACGTTAAGGCTTCTGGAAGATAGCCAATGGTTTAAGATTTTCAACCAAGAACATGGCACTATCTATCGTGCTTCCACAAGCTTAGAAGCTCTGTACTGGCTTCGGGATAACTTGGGACAGCTAAACCTAAGCCCAGAAGTTAACAAGTGGCGCACGCAAGTTAGTTCCGTACTAAAGATAGCACCCATCCCCAATTTACCTCTCTTTGATTTTCAGCTTTCTGCCGTAGGCTTTTTACAAGAACGTGAACGTGCTATGCTCAGCCTGTCCCCAGGACTCGGCAAGACAGTCAGCAGCATCACAGCAGCAGAGCAGCTATACCCAGAAGTTAAGAAGATCCTCGTAGTTGCACCGCTCTCCTTGCTGTATATGTGGAAAGCTGAAATTGAGAAGTGGACATCTACCCTTAATGAGCATCACGTTATTATACAACACGGCAAGAAGTTCGATGTGATAGCAATGGATAAGTACGTTCCCGGTCGCATCACATGGGTCATAACCAACCCAGAAACGGCAACCAACCACGTTCCTACATTCCTTGCTCGTAACTTCCACCTAGCAATACTAGATGAAAGCATCCTATACAAAAGCCGAGATTCCAAGCGCACCAAAGCTATGAAGCGTTTAGCTAAGGGAATCAAGCGTGTATGGGAACTGACTGGCGCACCTGCCAATCGTATGATTGATGACATATGGAGCCAGTTCAATATCCTAGATCCAAAGGCTTACAGTTCTTATTGGAGATTCGCTAAAGAGTATTGCGTAGTGAATCCTACTACATGGGGTAATCAAGTTGTAGCTAACAAGCTAATGGCTGAAGAGAAGATCAAGGAACGCTTTAAGGATATATACTTCGCCCGTTCGCAAAGCGAAGTGCTCGATATACCTGACTGGCTGTTTACAGAAATTGACGTGCCTATGGGCAAGCGGCAGGAGAAAGCATATAGAGAACTAAGCACATTCTTCGCCACAGAGTTAGAGAACCTAGACGAAGATGGCACAGTTCTTAATAAGCAACAGGTAACAGTAGATAACCACTTGGCGAAGGTTGTGCGCCTGATTCAGTTGGCAAGCAATCCCATGCTATTAGATGGTGATAATGAAAGCGGTAAGTGGGAAGCATTGCCAGAGCTGATGGAATACTACCCTCCTCCATTTTTAATATGGACTAGCTTCACAAGAACTGCTCACTACTTAGCAGAATTTCTTGGGGGAATAGTGGGTCAGGAAGTAAAGATGGTAATTGGGGAAACTACAATAGAAGATCGTAATACTTATATCAAAGATTTCCAAGAGGGTAAGAAAAAAGTCCTTATTCTAAATATGGAAACAGGAAGTTTCGGCCACACACTTACGGCAGCGAGGACAGCCTTTTATCCTGAACGCAATTACAATTCTAATTATTTCCAATCACTACATAGAGTAAGAAGAATTGGTACTGTCCACTCGCCTAACATCGTTCATCTACGTTCAGTGTACCAGGATGGTTCACCGACTATCGATCATCTAGTACATAGCCTTTTGGACTACCGTGTAAATATGATTAAAGACTTGACCACAGGAATGTTAAGAGATATACTATGAGCTACATCGACGAACAGAATATAGAATTGCTCAAGAGCAAAGAATAC